ATTGCTCAAAGGGGTGGTTCTGGTGAATTCATACCAATTCAATCCACTATGAATGGAAGCCTCAAGGTTTCTATTGAAGAAAGTAATGGTAATATAACCGGTGGTGGGACTGAAGCAACTGCTCTTCGCGTTACAGTGGCCAATGATAGCACAGGACTTCTCAATGTTATTAACCCAGGAACATTCGCGGTTCAAATTGACAATAACAATTTAGTATCGACAGACAATTCATCTTCGGATGTTTTGGCGGGTGCGGCTGTGTTTACAGGTACGTCTGAGGACATATCAACATTTGCCTCTGTTTCTGTTCAAGTTTTTGCCTCTCATGCATCGGCCACGGACGGCTTAAGCATGGAGTTTTCGACAGACGGGACAAATTGGGACGAAAAGCATACAGCTACGATAATGGCAGGGACAGAGAGAGCATTTATTTTCCCGGCTCATGCAAGCTTTTTCAGGATAGTTTACACAAATGGCGCCACACTACAAACAGCTTTCCGTCTTCAAACTATTTTGCATGTTCAGAACCTCCCCGGCACGGCTCACGCACTTGATGAGAGCGCGGCGGCTGATGATGTGGGTGTACTGACTAAATCTGTAATAGTTGCCCAGGCCGCAGGAGCGGGTGATTTTGATCCAGTCCAGGCAACGGCTGGCGGTAATTTGAAGGTGTCTATCGAGGAATTTGATACCTCCTTGCCCACAGGTTCCAACACGATTGGCAATGTAACGATTGATAATAATAATGTAGTCAGCACCGATAACAGCACTACATCCACTCTGACAAGTGCATCGACGTACACAGGAACAGGTGAGGATGTTAGTAATTATGCAATGGTAACTATCATGCTTGATGCTTCTCATGACAGTGCGGTGGACGGAATGACATTTCAGTTTTCAACTGATAACACTAATTGGGATGATGTTTTCCCATTTACTTACATCGCAGCTAATGGCGCACGGCGGTTTGAACTTCCAACAACGGGGCGATATTTCAGGGTAGTTTATACCAACGGGGGTACCGGGCAAACTCATTTCAGAGTTCAGACTATTCTCCACGTTAATACAGGAATAACCACAGTTCATAGATTGTCGGACGATGTTCACCCGGACGGGTCTGCAGAACTAACGAAAGCAGTCATTATAGCGCAAGCTGCTGGTACTGGTGACTTTATTTCCGTTCAGTCAACGGCGGCGGGTAATCTAAAAACATCTACGCAGGAAATATCGGACGGTCTTGATATCGGTGCTGGTAATGCCGGATCTGAAACACAAAGAGTTTCTATTTCGACCGATGATGTGAACCTGTCTGCTATCAAAACAGCTATTGAGTTATTGGATAACGCTGTTTCTGGTGCGGGATATAACATCACGCAGATGAACGGTGTTAACGTCACCATGGGGAACGGTGTTTCTGGCACTGGTGTTCAAAGAGTATCGATTGCTTCTAACAGTACAGGCCAGGTCAAGCTTGCTGCTGGCACTGCTCTGGCCGGAAAATTTGGCATAGATCAGGTCACTGCCAATGCGAATAAAGTTGTGACGAAAACTGGCTCTCTCACTAAACTAGAGGCTAATGACGGTGTTGATATTGGCGATGTGGATGTTGCAAGCCAGCCGGCCAGGGTAGCAACCACGGATAATGTTGGTGCTGCAATCCAGACTAATCAATTGATGGACGGGACCACTTCATTAACACCAAAGTATGCGGCAATTGATGTCGGTGCTGCCGGTGACAATACTCTGGTTGCATTGGTTAGCGGCAAGAAGATCAGGGTGCTTCAGGTCACTCTTATCGCCACTGCTGCAGTCAATGTAAGATTTGAAAGCGGTGCTGCTGGTTCGGCTTTGACGGGACAGATGGCCCTCACTGCCAATAGTGGTTTCGAGGCTTCGTTCTGTCCGGTTGGTCTTTTTGAGACTGCATCAGGTGTATTACTCAATTTAGAATTAAGTTCGGCTGTTCCGGTTGATGGCTGGTTGGTATATGTGGAGGTTTAATTGTTAGTCACGCATATAGTTTTGATGAATTTATTGAAGGGTGCAAGTGAAGTCGGAACACCACCAGTTATAGACGATGGCAAGGTTCCGTTCGCAAAAGGGTTAGCCGAAAAAGGTGCGATTGAGATTGCGAGCTCATTAATGGGCGGATTAGAATAGTTGCTTTTTTGCAACAGATAGATATATAGTAAACGAAATTGAGAGGATTTTATAAATGTGTATTCCAAGTGCTCCGGATATTCCGCCACCACCAGCGCCGCCCGAAATCCCGCAAGCGCCTACTGAGGTCAATCCTGCTGTGCTGGCTGCTCGTAAGACCGCGAGAACTACTTCTGCTGCTCAAAGTGGCTTCGCTTCAACAATCCTCACTGGTGGCCGTGGTGTTAATTCTGCCGGATTACCTACTGGTGGTTCGGTCCTCACTGCCGGCACCAATGATGAGTTCACAAATATCACCAATAATCAAACTAAACTGAAGCGTGGTTCTGGTAGACCTGGTTCATCAAGTGGTTCTATTTTATCTGGAACAGGGGGCGGAGGTGGGCGCAGTGGTGGTGCTTTTAGAGAAGGCAGGGGAAGAGGTAGATGACACAAACACTCCGTCAATATGTGACCAGACGTTTTAGTGATCTGAGCAGTGAACGATCTTCATGGGTCGCTCACTGGAAGGAATTGTCTCGCTATATCGAGCCGCGGATTGGTCGGTTTCTAACCAATGATACCAATAAGGGTTCAAAGAAGAACGGATCGATAATCAATTCTACCGGCACATTCTCTCTCAGGGTTTTGACTTCTGGACTTATGACAGGTCTGACATCACCGGCGCGGCCATGGTTCAAGATTGGTTTGGCCGATGAGTTTCTCAACGATTCAAAACAAAATAAATTATGGCTCGGTGAAATTGAGCGGGTTCTGCTTTCAATATTCAGAAAGTCGAATGTTTATCAATCGCTGATTTCCATATATGAAGAACTCAGTTTGATTGGGACCGGCTGCATGATGGTCGAGCAAAACGACGAGACTGTGATCAATACCAAGATATTTACAGCAGGAGAATATTATTTCGGACTTGGTTCTGATGGTAAAGTGAACGCCATGTACCGTGAATTTCAAAAGACAATTGGCCAACTGGTCGAAGAGTTTGGGCTTGATAATATCAGTGCCAACACAAAAAATATGTATGAAAATGACCAGCTCGATAAATATGTTGATGTCCGTCATGGGATAGAGGTTAACCGAAAAAGGCAGAACGGGTCTTTTCTGGCTAAAGATAAAAAATTCGCAAGCTATCATTGGGAAGTGAGCGCAAATGAAAATGACCCCAATGAAGGGTTCTTAAGAAAATCAGGCTTTGACGAGTTTCCGATTATGGCTCCAAGGTGGTTCGTTAATACTTCCGATGTTTATGGTCGGTCGCCTTCAATGGATATTCTTGGTGATGTTAAGCAATTACAAACTCAAGAGAGGGTGAAAGCTAAAGCGCAAGCCAAACTGGTTGACCCACCAATGAACGGCGATGGTAATCTTCATTCTTCTCAGGTCAATACCGCGCCTGGTGGGTTTACATCTGTCAAGAATGTTGCTGGTAACAAAGCTTTCGTTCCTGCCTATCAGATAGATCCGAAACTTGGTGAGTTCACTGCCGAGATCGAGAAGGTGGAAGGCAGAATTCGCAAGGGGCTGTTTGAAGATTTATTTCTATCAATCAGTAATCTTGATGATGTCCGGTCTGCCACTGAAATTGTCGAGCGTAAAGAAGAGAAACTATTAATGCTTGGACCGGTGATCGAGCGTGTCGAAGTGGAATTGCTTGATAATCTGATCACCAGAACATTCTCAATTGCAAATCGTATGGGACTAATTCCACAGGCTCCGGATGGTCTGGAGGGTGCCGAACTGAATATTGAATATATTTCTCCGCTTGCTCAGGCTCAGAAAGCCGTGGCGACCGGAACAATTGAACGGCTCGGCGCTTATGTGGGCTCTGCGGCTGCATTAAACCCGAATGCCTTGGATAAGTTCAATGTTGATAAGAGTATTGATCTTTATGCTGATGCGCTTGGTGCGCCGGCTGATCTTACAGTGAGTGAAGATGAAGTTGCTGAATTACGGGCAATCAGAACAGAACAAGCGAGGATACAGAGACAGGCTGAAGCTCAACCTCAATTCGTTGATAGCGCAAAAACCTTGTCAGAGATCGATCCTGCTGGTAATGATATCGTCAATCAAATATTAGGAAGTGCGACCGGACAATGAATGACAAAGTAAAAGAAGACAAAGCGATTTTCGAGATGAAAGCAAAAGCAGTCAAGGCCGCGCTCGCTGATTTTATTAAAACACCAGGCGGTAAAAACTGGATAAGAAATATCGCCGATAGCTCAATGATTATGAGCGAACAGATTTTCACAGGGAACAGCCATACATTCTACAATTTAGGAATGAGAAGTATCGGGCTGTCAATTTTACGTGATGCTAAAGATGCAGACCCTGCTGCATACGCTGAAATTATTAAGGAACTAGACTTATGACTGATGAAGCAACAACAGAAGGCCAAGATAACACTGAAGCCTCTACAGAAGCACAGTCCGAGGAAAATCTTCTAACTTCCGGATCAACGCCGACCGACGACGATTCGAAAACAGATGATAATCCTGATGGTGCTGAAGACGATGCCGACGAAAAAACAGACGGCGAAGGCGACAGTGACGATCAAAAAGAAGACGCACCTGAAGAGTATTCTGATTTTAATTTACCAGAAGGCTTCGAGACACTCGATGAGACAATGCTTAAGGAAGCTGCCCCTCTTTTCAAAGAAGCAGGGCTCAGCCAAGAACAAGCTCAACAGTTCGTGGATCTCTATGCCAATTCAATTAAATCTCAAAGTGAAAGCACTTCGAAGGCGTTTACCGATGTTAATAATGAAAACAAGAAGGCGATAATGGAACATGCCGAGTTTGGTGGCAATGAACTGAAATCAAGTTTGGTACATACCGCAAGGGCCATTGATGTGGTCATGGGTGACAATGCCAAAGATTTCAAGGATTTATTGGATCAATCCGGCTTGGGAAATCATCCCCTTATGTTTGAACTATTGACGAAGGTCGGCAAATCCATCAAAGAAGATGGAATTGTAGATGGTCAGAAGACCTCTCCCAAAAAAGACCAGGCAACTATAATGTATGGTAAAGATGGGACGGGTGTTAAGGCTGAAACGTAAATGGCTATTAAAGGAGATTTATTATGGCCGTAATAGGATCAGACTTTCTCGATTTAATCGAGTTATTCAAAGGCCAGACTGGTAAAGGTGATATCGCTCAGATAATTAATATCATGGCGCAAACCAATGCTATTCTGGAAGACGCAATTGCGATGCCGGCTAATGACGGTACTACGCATTTGTCAACATTCATATCCAGCATTCCAACACCTGATTGGGGGAAACTCTATAAAGGTATGTCGAATGGCCGGATCACAAGAAGCCAAGTTCGTGATGCGACTGGATTTATCGAATTGCTTTCTACGGTGGACACACGCCTTCAGAAAGTTACCAAAAATCTTGGAGCTTACCGGCTTCAGGAAGCTCAGGGGATTATTGAAGGTATGGCTCAGGAAGGTGCTCGTTCGATTTTCTATGAAGATCAAGCGATTAATCCTGACCGCATTACCGGATTTGCCCCGCGCTATGATGATCTATCTTCCGTACAGGGAAACCAGATCATTGACGCTCTCGGTGTTCAATCTGATAATACATCGATCTGGTTTGTCCAGTGGGGTGCCGATTCGTGTTCTCTGATTTATCCAGAGGGTTCCGATGCTGGTATCAGTCGTACTGATCACGGAAAACAACGTGTTCTCGATGGTGATGATAATGCTTACTACGCATTTGAAGAAGAGTTCCGTTGGGATCTTGGTCTTGCCGTTCGTGATTACCGCAAGGTTGTCCGTATTGCCAATATCGATGTGTCTCTCATGGCTGCTGGATCAGTTGACCTTTATAAATTTATGAAGGACGCACTGTATCAATGGCATGGTGCTCGTCGCGCTGACCAAGGCCTTAATGGTGTTGGTGATGTCGGTGATGGCAACTTCAAAATGGGTCGTGGCACCATCTATTGTAACAAGGAAGTATTTTCTGCCCTTGATTCATTAGGCACAAACGCCGGTGCGAGTGATAACTTCGTTCGTCTCGGATTCAAGGAAATGGAAATTCAGGGTAAAGAAGTTCTTACCTACCGTGGGTTCCCTATCCGTCAAGTTGATCAAATTATAAACACTGAAACACGTGTTACTTAAGAAAGGAACTTATTATGATCTTCTCACAACAACAATTGTTTTCGGACAATCAGGCAGTTACCGGCGATGCTGTATCCACTAATATTCTGGATACATTGGCGGCGCTAACGCCTATTCACGGCTTTCAGGCCGTTGATAAGGATTATGGCAAGGGTACGCCGGTTCCTATCAGTGTTCGCGTCACTGAAGCCTTTAATCTACTGACATCTCTGGCTATTTCGGTTGAGGTGTCTGGTACTATTGGCTTTACGTCATCCTCATTGGTGATCACGGAAGTTATCCCTCTCGCTGCTCTGGCGATTGGCAAGGATGCTGCGTTTCGTTATTTGCCTAAAGGCACTGACGAGCGTTATATTCGCTTGGATTATGCCGTGACTGGAACTGATCCAACTCTCGGTGTTATTCATGCTGGTATCGTTGCCGGTCATGATGACGGATTTGGAGTATAATATTATGATTACAGTTACAGCCACCCAACCAGGATATTGTAAATGCTATCGTAATATTGGCGACAAATTCGAAATTGCTGATGCAAATGCTTTTTCCAAAGTATGGATGAAGCCATCGTCTAAAAAAGACCTCTTAAAGCTGAAAGCAAGCTTCAAGCATATTAAGGAAAACCCACTGCCAAAAGTGGTGAAAGAGCCTGAGCCTGAAGATGATAATTTCGGTTTTGTCGAGGGTGCTGAAGACGATGCCCCAAAAGATGAACTCGATGCCATGGCCAAGGAAGAACTTATTTCCTATGGCAAGGCAAATTGTATCGGTCTTACTTTAAACCGGACAATGGCCGATGACACTTTGCGGGACCGCATTCGCGAATATCGAAAATAATATGATCGGGGCTGCTTAACGGTGGCCCCGACACTCTCATTCAATTATAGGTGATACAATGGCTTCAAGTAATTTAGTTATCTGGAATATGTCTCTCGGACTTCTTAAAAACAGTAATAGTGTTGAAAATGAGCAAGAGGATAGTTTTGAAGCTGCACAGATCAGAACCTACTACGAAACATGTGTTGGCTTCGTTCTACGTGATCATCTTTGGAACTTTGCAAAAAAACAGGTTGCCTTGGCAAGCACAGGAACACCACCGACCGGTTGGGGTTTCCAATATGTTTACCCGACTGACTGCATTAAAGCAGGAAGAATTTATAATCCCATTGACCCTCAAGATGTTTCTCAGGACAGAATACCGTTTGAGATTGCTAAAGATCCGGATAGTCCAGGCAAGGTCATATGGACCAACCTTGATGCTGCTGAGTTGGTTTACGGGATTAATGTTACTGACCCGAGTTTATGGACGGCTGACTTTGATAATGCTCTTTCATTATATCTTGGTCATAAAATAGCATTCTCTATTTCCAATTCCCGACAAAGAGCGGCAGATTTATTAACTCTTTATTATGCAACATTTGATACTGCCAGAACGAACAATACCCGCGAGGGAACAAAGAATGTTGATCTTTCTACTGACTGGATAGAGGCACGTGCTTAATGGGATTTCCTGCTGCAAATATATCATTAGGTGGAGGCGAGTTATCGCCGGCTGTTCGTGCTCGTATTGATGTTTCCAAGGTAGGTACAGGCGCAAGTCTATTAAAAAACTTCCATGTTTTGACAAGCGGTGGGATTATAAACAGGTCCGGTCTTGAATATGTGATACATGCCCTTGATGATGATACTGTGGTCAGATTGATACCGTTTGAATTTAATAATGCTCAGACATATGTATTTATTTTCCAAAGCCGTGTAATGAGAATTATCAAAGATGGTGCAATATTGACCGATGTCAGTGGTGTAATGACGGCCATTACTCAAGCTAATCCGGCAGTTGCCACCAAAGCATCACATGGACTTGATCAGGATGGTGAAATTTTAATAACAAATGCTGCTGCTCTTACCAACCCTTCAGGGATGCCGGAACTTGAGGATAAATATTTCTTTGTTGATCTCGTTCTTGACGCTACCAAGGCTATAGTTGCCACCACTGCGACTAACCCTGTTAATGTTGAAGTGACCGGACATTTATATACAACAGGTGACCGAATTTATATAACCGGTGTTGGTGGTATGACCGAGCTCAATGGCAGAACATTTACAATAACTGTCGTTGATGTTAACAATTTCACCCTTGATGATGAAGATGGTTTGCTTTACACGGCTGGTTCGGGCGGTACAGCACAAAAATCTGATCCGGATGATTTCGAACTTCGTGGTGAGGACACGACTTCAACGGGTCCATATGCAGCATCAACTTTAACCTTTGATCAAATTATTGATGTAATTACTCCTTATGATTTCACAAAAATTCCAGGTCTTGATTATACTCAGGCCAATGACGTTTTGACGCTTGTTCATCCTGACTTTCCACCGGCCAATATTCTTCGGTTCTCTGATACCGATTGGCAATATGACGTTATTACACTGAGTCCAACTATAGACTTTCCGACTAATGTTGCTGTTAATTATACTGGTGCTGGAACTGGCATAACTTACGATTGGATTGTCACAGCCTTTGATGAAGAAACTGGCGAAGAAAGCATATCATCTGCCAATGTTACTGAGGCCAACAGGGATCTTTCTAATACTGGTGACAATGCTGTAATCACATGGGATGCCGTCACTGATGCTACTCAGTATAACATTTATAAAGCTGAAGATGGTTCCGGCTTTTATGGCTTTATTGGTTCATCCAATAATCTGACATTCACTGACCGGAATATAACTCCTGAATTTTCTGACAGTCCGGCATTATCGATCAGAGATCCGTTTGATGGTGATGATAACAAACCTTCAACGGTTGCATATTATCAAGCAAGAAGATGGTATGCTGCATCAAATAATCTACCAGTGACTACTTGGGGTTCGGTGTCCGGAAACTTTACCAACTTCAATGTTTCAAAGGCTGTTAAGGATGATGATTCAGTTACCGCAACAATATCTTCTCAAAAAGCCAATGCAATCCGTCACATGGTCCCTCTAAGCGGTCAGCTAATCATTTTTACCAGTGGCAGTGAATGGCTTGTCACTTCTTCTGGAACTTCCAAGTTGATCACGCCAACCACTATAGGCTTTGATGTGCAGGAATATTGGGGCTCCATGTTCCTTAAGCCGATTACCATTGGTTCGGTGGCTATATTTGTCACTGGCAATAATGAAGAAGATGAAAACAATGCTAAATTCGCTATGGTGCGGGATATCAAATATACGCTCGAATCAGATAATTATCAGGGCTCTGAACTTTCCGTGCTTGCTACTCATTTATTTGAGAACAAAGATTTGGTGGCTTGGGATTATGCTCAGGTTCCTTATTCATTGATTTGGGCTATTCGTAATGATGGTTCTGCCTTGACCTTGACCTATGTCGCTGAACATGAGATTTTTGCATGGGCTCAGCATGAAACTCAAGGTCTTTATGAAAGTGTTGCTTCAGTCAGAGAGGGTGGAGAAGACGCGACATATTTTGCGGTTCGCAGGAATATTAACGGCACATGGAAGAGAATGATTGAGCGGGTTCATACTTCTCAGTTTAATGAAGTTGATGATTGGTTTGGTGTCGATGCCGGTGTGACGAGAGACGAAAAACTGGTGATAACAGGTGCTACTCAGGCAAATCCGGTGGTGATTACTTTCGCCGTCAATATCGATGATTTTTATGTCAATGGCCAGACAATTGATATTAGTGATGTCGAAGGAATGACAGAGCTTAATGGTAACAGATATTCAATCGCCAATAAAACCTCTTCGACTGTAGAGCTTCAATCTGATGAAGATGTCCCTGTAAATATAGACGGTACCGGATTTACCGAATATTTTGATGGTGGAATATCAAGAGGAACAATCACCATTATGACCGGACTTGATCATCTTGAGGGCATGGAAGTTGTCACATTGGCTGATGGTAATGTGCTTGATGCTCAGACTGTGGCAAACGGACAGATTGCGCTTGAGGCTGAATATAGCAGGGTTCATACGGGCCTATCTTATGTTTCTGATTTCGCGACCATTGATGCCAATATTGGTGATCAGTCCGGGGTGGTCTTTAATAATGTTCGCAAGGTGGACGGTGTAACTCTCAGGTTCTTTGAAACTGTTGGTGGAAAGATTGGATCTCGACCAGATAAACTTTTTGCTCTTAAATGGCGAAGTCGTGAAAATTGGGGTGATCCTGGTGCTCTTACTAATGATGATGTTTATGCTCAGGTCGAATCGCGGTGGGACCGTATAGCACAGGTTTTTTACAGACAGGAAAATCCGCTACCTGTGACAATTTTATCAGTAATTCCAGAAATTAATAAGGGTGATGATGATTGATATAAGAGCTTCATATATTGACGATGCTGACCATATCAGGGTTCGTGCTGATGATTGTCGTGAAATATGGCGTACTTCACTGTCAGACCCGAACAAGGCTATCAGACGGGCTATTCTATCGTCTCGTGATGCGTGGACCGTGTTTGTCGATGACGAGATTATGTGCATCTTTGGTGTAGCAACTTCCTCAATGATCAATCGTGTCGGTACACCTTGGCTGCTTGGTAGTGATTTGATTGTTGAACACAAATATGAATTTCTTGCCGGCTCTAAAAAATACATTGATCTGATGAAACATGGTTATTCCAAGCTTGTTAATCATGTTGACCAGGATAATGAGCTGTCTATATTGTGGCTTCAGTGGTTGGGCTTTGATGTCGAGACTGAAGCGAAACCATACGGCGCCATAGGCAAACCGTTTAGAAAATTTACGATGGAGGATTTACATGTGTGAACCAATTACAGGGTTTCAAATAATCGCAGGTGGTACGGCTCTTGGTTCTGCGGCTGCTCAGATTCAAGAAGGTAAGGCTAAACAAAAGGCCGCTAAATTTAATGCTCAGGTTCTTGAAAACAACGCGGTTCTGGCAGAGCGTCAAGCTTCTGATGCTTTGAGACGTGGGCGCTTGGCAGATAGACAAAAGAGATTAGCCAGTGCTCAACTTGAAGGTTCTCAACGCGCTAATCTTTCCGCAAATAATGTTGTGCTTGGTACTGGCTCAGCCGCCGATATATTGGCTTTTACTGCCGGACAGAATGAACTTGAAGCTCTGAATATTAGAGCTGCTTCAGAACGTGAAGCTGTGGGTTTCACGGCAAGAGCACAGCAAAACAGATCAGGTGCCGTATTGTCATTGGCTGAAGGCGAACAGGCACGAAAAGCAAGTTTTACTCAAGCTGGCAAAAGTCTCATTGGCAGTGCCACACAAGCTGCTTCATTTAGTTCAGGGAGTTTTGGATAATGGCTTTTAGTGTTCCACGAAGAGAAGTTGCACAACAAGGGTTGAACGCTGCACCTATTCCTGAAAACAGAGTGTTGGCTTCTGATGCTGCATTTGGTGGCACTGTGGCTCGCGCTACACAGGATTTAGGTGCTCAAATAAGTAGATCAGCCGGCACAATGGCGGCAATTGCTCAGGAACAACAGGATAAGGAAGATGTATCTCTGGCTGTGGATTCTTATAATAAATTCCGCGACAATTGGCGTGGCCAGGATGAAGGCTTTAAATCCCGATTTGGCCTTGAGGCTAAAGGGGTAACTTCTGAAGGAACGAAATTTTTTGATGATACTGCCTTCAAAATGTCAGAACAGCTTCAAGGTAGCGCCCGTATCAGGTTTCAAAGTCTGGTGCAGGGTTCGCGAAATTCATCACTGGATGGATTGGCAAAATACGAACAATCACAAAATCAGGCTGCATTTGAAAATCAGATGAACGCTCTGTCTGAAACTGCAATCAATGATGCGATTGAGGATTTCCAAAATCCGGCTGTAGCGGATAACTCAAAACTTATGATCGATACATCCATCAGGGCTATGCTCAGAGGGCAATCTGGAGAAGTGGTTGATGCTGCCATTAAAGAACAGACTTCTGTCATGCAGGAAGGAATTATCGACCGGATAGCCGGTGTTGATATCAATGCTGCCAATGATTATTTTGAGGAAAACAAAGACGACCTCACGGCTGATGCGATTGTCAAGATTGAAAAATCCATGGCTTTGAAAATGAGTGCCGAACAAGCTGAAGAACTGGTTGCCTCAAAATATGAAAAAGAGAAGCCTATTGATGTTGTTGTTTCTGATATTCAACAATCAAGTAAACCTCAAAATGTCAAAGATGATGCTGTGAGACGGGCAAAAGATCGTCGCTCAATTGACAATGCCGCTGACCGTCAAAGAAGAGAAACTGCTTATGAAACTGCTTATGAGAGCATAGTTTCAGGCAACGGTATTGAAGCTCTCCCGCCTGAAGTGCTGGTTGAACTTGATCAGGAAGATATTGCCAAGCTGAAAACTCTTGATAGTAATGTTGCCAATAATCATGCTCCGGTTACGAATAGTAAAACATGGCAGGATATCATGACAATGCCGATTCAAGAATTGGCGGCTAAAGATATTCTCAGAGATTATGGAAATGATCTCACTCAAACAGATTTAAACAGGGCTCTAACCCTACAGCAATCGGCGCGCGCGACCATCTCTGGTGTAAGTAAAGACCCGAAAATGATCCGTGAAACAGATTACAATCAAGCTCTTCAGTTGACCGCTTCTTCTGCTGGTTTGATTGATAAAGAAGATAGTTTTGGGAAATTACGACAGGATGATGATGTTAAATCGAGACGCTTTCAGCAATTCGATAAAGCCTTCAGGAATGAAGTTGATACATGGCTTGCCAATAATAAGGGCAAGAATTTATCACGTACAGAAATCACTGAAATTGGCAACAGACTTCTGGCTGAACAGGTTTATATAGACCCCGGATTTTTCTCTTTTGAAAAACAATTCCCCATTGCTGCTCTTACTCCCGATGATATCGAAGATGCCTATATCAAAGGTGGCGAGATTGATCCGGTGGTCAGAAATGTGATCATTGGCGCTTTCAATACCAAGAGGAAATTAAACAGAACTGATGTGGCTGATATGATGCTTGATGTGCGTCTCAATCGCCCGGTCGATAAAGTGACTGCTTCTGACATCCCTGAAGATATGCTTGTCGGTATTCGTGCTGCCTTTGATACTCAGGGCGTTACATTCAGAAGTGATGTCGAGCGTGATCAAGCCTATATTAATTTATATTTGAAGGGCATTTTCAATGAGCTTCGCTGATATATTATCTGATGAAGAAGAACAAAAACGTGCTCAGGAAGCTATTTCTGGTAGTCTGAAAGAGATAAACTTTAACGATATTCTTGTTGGTGAACGCGAGGCCAAAAAGAATACTCTTCGTGGAAATCTTTATAGCGGTACTCAAAGATCAGCCGATGATCATGCCAGAACTCAGAATTTATCAAATGAAGCCGGCATGGACCCGGCAATAGTTCAAGGCAATGAGGACACGATTGAAAAAGCCAATATGATCAACAAGATTGATTATGACGGTATTATTGATCAGTCACCTGGACTTTCAAGATTTATGATGGACCCCAAGAAAGCTGCTCTTATTCAGGATGAAGTGACAGACTGGTATGATTTCAGCAACACATGGCATGATCTTGGCGAATCCGTTGAGGTCGGTAGAAGACAGGTTCGTACCGGTGAACTTGGGTTTCGTGATGCTTTGGCCCAATTGGGTGCTGGTGATGCTCTCTCACCTGATGAACAGTCTGAATTTTCTTCAATAGAATTTGGTAGAGCGCCTTCTGAAGAAAGAGGGTTTTTTGCCGGTGTGCCTTTTGCCATTGCTGAACAGGGTGCAAATATCCTTGGTTCTGTTGAAGAGGGCTTCAAAACAGGCGTTAAAGGTGCTGGTGGTGCGGCTGCATTAGCAGGAACGGCGGCGCTTGTTACTGGTCCTGGTGCGGCTCCTGCTGCTAGTGCTGCGGCAATAACAACATTTCCGTTTTTCTTTGCGGCCGGATCTATCGCTCACGGTATCGAACAAGAAAGCGGTAATGCTTATCATGAGTTTTTACAGTTCACCGATGATGAGGGAAATCTTATTGATCGTGACATTGCTGCGATAGCTGGTCTTCTTTCTGGTGCGACATCAGGCTCGATTGAAGGTATCGCCAATAAACTTCTCATTACCAAAATCCCAGGCGTCGAGAAATTCATTTCGTTCTTTGGTAAAGACCAGATTAAAAAGATGCTTGCCAAACAGAGTGGTCGTGATGTCATGAAGCGTATGGCCGGAACATTTAGCAGGATTGCTGCGACTGAAGGAACTACTGAGGCAATTCAGGAAGTTCTTATCATTCTCGGCGGTGAAGCTGCGAAGATGGCTGATGAGGGAAACTTCGATAATATTTCTGCTGATGATTTTTATAATCGTGTCGAAGAGTCATTTGTTAAGGGTGTTCAAGTTGGCGGTGGTATCGGTTCTGCCAATGTTGCTGTTCAAGGTGCTGCTGATATAAACAGGGTTAATCGGGCCAATAAGAACATGCAAGCGATATCTGACAGGATCGATGCAATTCTCGGTTCAAAGCTCGCTGGTCGTTCTGATCAGATGATGGAAGAACTTTATCAATCGATCGCTGATAGCAAGGGTGATGCTGATACGAGCATTTCACCTTTCCCACTTGTTAATCAACTTCAAGAGGCTGGTGTTGATGTGGTGGACTTTTTTGGTGACATGGGTGTGACTGCAGAAGAACTCAATGAAGCTTTACAATCCGGTGGTGATCTGGTGGTTAAATCCGGCAAGGTTCTCACTGCTGCCAAGAATACCGAGTTCAAAGATTTAATCCTTGCCAATATCAGGCAAGACCCGAATGCCATGACTGCACTGGAAGCTGAAGATCATGTTGGCCGTGTGGAAGAAGATGCTGCTGCTGCTATCGAAAGACTGAATGCTGATGCTGAGATTGTTCAAGCAATGGAAAGCCAAGCTGATGAGGTATTTGATGCCGTGGTTGCATCGATAGGTGATGCTGGTGTTGAAGCTATTGCAGGACAGAGATTTCCGGTCGCTGAACTTTATAGAGGTTTAGCCTTAAGACAAATCGCTGATTGGGCTGCTGAAGGTAAAGAATTTGACGCTGTGGAATTTTATTCTAATCTCGGGCTGAATTTTACCCGTAAAGGATTTCCAGAAGTGGAAGCAAGGAAACAAATTACTGATCCACAATTGAGTGGACTTCTCAATGAGCTGCGAACTGCCAAGACAGGGAAATTTGAAGCATTGGAAAGAAGCGCATTCGGTCCGAGTATTTCAGAACGTGCTCGCGAGTTTGGTATAAATGATGAACGTGGCGACCTCTTATCTCAGGATGTTGACCTTGACAGAGCGATTGGCCAGAAAAGTATTCTACGTGAAGAGGGAATTTCTCTCGATGAGGTTGGCGAAAATTTACTGCAAGAAGGATTTTTCCAAGAAAGACCGACTACTGATCAGGTAATTCAGGCAATCGTAAATGACCTCAGAGCGGCCACCAGAGAGCAAAGAGGGTTTGTACCTAGCAATGTGGACGAAAAAGCTCTTTCACGCCTTCAGTCACTGGAAGCGCTTGATGTAGACCTGAATAAAGCTGGTTTATCGCTTGATGAAATGACAAATGAACAAATTATCGCTGCTTTGAATGTTGTTCCACGTGAAACATTTGATGAATTATTCCAACAGGCGGCTGGTATTGATACTCCGGAATTCAAGAATTGGTTCAAAGATAGCAAGGTCGTTGACGAAAATGGTGATCCTCTTGTGGTGTTCCATGGCACGGCTGAAACTTTTGAGGCTTTTGATGCTGAAAAAACCGTCGATGGTCTGTTTTGGTTTACTAATGACAGATCAGCTATTGAAAAGGGCGAAGTTGCTGCCGCCGGTAAAGGTGAGATTATGGACGTGTATCTGTCTATTCAAAATCCTGCTGGATGGGCTGAATATAATAAGTTCTTTACTGAAGAATTAATTAATCAGGGTTTTGATGGTTTAATTCTTGAAGATGGTGATCAGACAACTTATGTCGCTTTTGAAAATACACAGATTAAATCAACTCAGGCAACGCGCTTTGATCCCGAAGACCCGCGCACAATGTTTCAGAAAGTCGTTGATGGCGTGAAGGGGTTGTTTGGTAAGAAAGACGAGGATGAACAAACTTTATTTCAAAGAGCTTTTCATGGAACTCAGGCACAATTTGGAGAGTTTGACCCTAAGAAAATTGGAAGCGCTGACGGTAATGATAAATTTGGTCATGGCGTTTACTTCGCAAGCAACCAAGGAGTCGCTAGAGAATATATCACTACGGGCGGCAGAGTGATTGAAGCTGAAATTCCTAACGATAATAATTTTATTGATTGGGATGGCTCTGCTTTAGATATGCCAGTAACGCTTGAAGAAATTGTTTTTGAATTGGATACTGAAGATAAGATTGATGATCTGGTTGAAGAATTAAATGAGAATGAAGATGTTCCATTTAGTGTAGACCCTGAAGAACAGGTCAATGCTTATTTGACTGGTGCTAATAATTTTGATGACATTTCAGATTATGCCACTGATGATCAGCTAGATACCTTGGATAAACTGAGAAGTGAAATAGGGTTTGATGCTCCTGCTGATGAACTGACAGGCGGTGATGTATACAGTCTTTTAGCTGGTGGACTTGGGACTAAAAAACAAGTTTCAGAATTTCTGACAAAAATGGGTGTCAAGGGTATCAAGGCTCAAGATAAAACATTGACTGAAGGTGACTTCAATTTTGTTATATTTGATCCAAAAGATATCAAGATAATTGATAGCGATGTTTCTGACCAGCGTGAACAAAAAGGACCGACCGATATTCGTGGCGGCATACGTGGCGACTTCGGAAACTTCAACAGTCAGTTTGAAATATTCGTTACGCCCGATCAGAACCTATCCACACTGCTGCATGAAACCGGCCATTTGTTCCTTGAGATAATGGGTCGTGAAGCTGCTCTTCCAGACGCGCCAAAACGTGTTCAAGACAATCTTCAAGCTGCTCTTGAATTTCTCGGTGTTGATAAGTTTGAGGATATCCAAGACGAGCATCATGAAAAGTGGGCCAGAACATTTGAGGTTTATCTTCGTGAAGGAAAAGCGCCAAATGCCAGAATGCAAAGAGTGTTTGATAAATTCCGTGCGTGGCTGGTGAACACTTATAAAAGATTAATCGGCATTTACGATATTGAAATATCAGATGAAGTCCGTGGTATTTTTGATACTCTACTGGCTTCTGAAATTGAAGTCACTCAGGCTGAGGCGGATAATGCCTTTGTGGTCAATAGCGACATTACCGAGCTGATGAGTGAAAGCGAGAAGACGGCTTATTTTGTAGCGGCGCAAAAAGCTCATGATGAAGGCGTGACAGAAACCCTGCAAAAACAAATGAAAATTCAACAGCGTGAAACTATGAAGTGGTGGAAAGCTGAGAGGAAAAAAACCAAATTGCGTATGACCGATGAAGTCTGGAATGAACAGCTTTATCAGGCATGGCATTTCATGGCCAAGGGTGAATTCTTCGAGCGGGAAACTCCGGATGATTTAATCAAGGTTCGTGTCAATAGAGAGAAATTAATTGATACATTCGGGACTGAAGGTGTGCTTCAGGATATGCCGAAAACAGTTCCGCCAATGTGGAAGATCAAAGGTGGTCTTCATCCTGACGAGCTGGCTGAAATGGTTGGTTATGCTTCAGGCTATGAGCTCATGACAGATATCATGAATGCTGAAAGACCGGCTGCACGTATTGAAAGATTGACGACTGAAGAGATGGACCGCAATAATCCGGTCCCTGATATCTCTCTGGATGCTACTGAAGCCACATTCAATGACCAAAGGGGTCTATTCCTTGCCAATGAGCTTAAGGCTCTGAGACGTAAAGCCGGTGAAGAGTTTGAACAAACTGTCATTGGTAGAGCTGCCCGGTCACCGCTTGGTATTATGAAGGCTGCGGTTGCTGCTACCATTGACCGTAAACCTGTTCGTGAAATTACCAAACCGTTTATATTCCTGAACAATTCCCAAAGAGCGGCCAAGGATAAAACCAAGGCAATTATTGATAAGGATTTTCAGGCTGCTGCTACTGCTTCTGCCAAGCAATTGTTCAACTTCCTGATGTTCCGTGAATCTCTGAAGGTTCAAGACCAAACACGTAAAATCACCAAGCGACTGAGTGCGGCTGCGAACAAACCGATTGACCCACGAAAAATAGATCCTGATTATATCACTGCCATAAAGGATATTTCAAAAGCGATTCTCAGTGCTGATGATCCGCAATCCACGCCAACATTACGGGCTGCGGTCGAGTGGTCCAAGGCTCAGGAAAATGACCCTGACAATCCTGCCAACCTGGTTATTCCTGCAATGTTTGAGGGTGACTATGATGCGGTCAGTGTTAAGGATATGACCTTCACTGAGCTTCAGTCCGTTGACAGCATGATCAAGTCGTTGCGGGAAGAAGGCAAGCGGCGCGGCGATGAAGTGGCTGCTGTGTTCCGCCAAAAAGATCATGATATGGCTCAGGATGTTGAAAAGAATGTCAAGAGGAAGAAAAAGTCTCCCATTGGCAAGTCGTCAAGCCGCCAAGCGATTGAGGATAATTTCGCGCAATATCTCAATGCTCATGTGAAGGCAACTCAGTTCTTCAGGGAAATGGACGGCTTTGAAGATCAGGGTCCAATATGGACAACATTCATGGGCCGTGCTTCTGAAATGGAAGATAACGAGACTATCATGCTTGAAGATAAACTTCCTCAACTTCGGGATATTTATAAAAAGCATTTCACAAAAACAGAGCTCACAAAATCCATGTGGCAAAAAGTCAATCTTGGTGACTTCGGTGAACTATCCACAGTGACAAGACAGCAATTACTTTCCCTTGCCATGAACTTCGGTAATCAAGAAAACATCGATGCAATAGCTGAAGGATATAATGTCAATGCTGCTGATCTGTTTACGGCCATGGATGAGTTTATGAGCGAAAAAGATTGGCAGTTTGTTCAAGAAACACTTGATCTGATCGATACCTTCTGGCCGGATATTCACGATCTAGAAATGAAAATGACTGGTGTGGCGCCGAGGAAAGTTGAAGCAACTCAGATATTGTCAAAAAGCGGAACATTTAAAGGCGGATATTATCCTCTTCAATATGATCAGCGTCTTTCCGTTCGCGCAGATAAAAATGTTACCAAGGAAAAATTCACTCTCATGGCCAGTGGTAGAATAAGTCGCGGGACTACCAAGCAGGGCCATACCAAAGAACGTGTTGGCTCCGGTGGCCAGGCTGTCAAGCTTGATCTAAATGTGGCATTTACTCATATCAATGATGTTATCCATGATCTTACCCACCGTGAAGGCATAATCGAAATGTCCCGCTTGCTCAATGGTCGGGCCTTTACCAAGGCGATTACTGATACTCTTGGCACTGACGTTCACAGGAACTTGAGAAATTGGCTTGTTGATATTGGTGCGGGAAATGTCCAGCCGGTCAACTTCCTTGATAAACTTCTTCGACGTGTTCGGATTGGTACTACGATTGTCACCATGGGATTTTCGCTATCAACAATGATGATACAGGTTTTGGGCTATGCTTCGACATTAAATCGTCTCGGCGCCAAGCAGACAATTAAAGGGATGAACCAGTTTTTCCT